AAGAAGCTGAGCATGGATGGTTATGTCGCGAATAATTTAATGGAGCCGCTGTCCCTGAGCAAGCGCCACGCTGAACTTGTTGTGGAAATGCTAGTAAGAGGCTTCAAGCATCATAGTCCTCTAAAATGGTCCCATCATGAGTTGCATTACTTGCCGGATAGTATTATACTGGCAAAGGTAGATAAAGAAGCCGCGCTAGAAGACCTATTGGGGCGGTGCCCGGAATGCAGAGCAAGATGGGAGGAGCATTATGGATCCGATTAGTTTAACCATCCTGCTCTGCATATTTTTATACTTAATCGAAAAGAGGAAATTTTAGATGGATAACCAACATCGCCAGATTAAAGGTTACAGAGAACTTAGCCAAGAAGAGATTGATCTAATGAATGAGATCAAAGCTAAAGGCGCAGAGCTTGGAGAGCTAGTTGAGAAGCTTCGTTCTGCTGAGGGCCTAGACCAGCGTTGGGTTAGCATAGGTGCCACTGATTTTCAAACTGGTTTGATGGCCTTAACCAGAGCGGTAGCTCAGCCAACTTTTTTCTAGGATCTATCCTCAAGCTTGACTTGAGTTCCCTTTTTATCCTATCCTTGCCCCATTGTTACTAACTTTGGGGCTTTTTGTTTTGGCAACTACTACAAGACGACCAACAGCGGAAGCTAGAGCCAAGATGCAGGCTGAGATTATGCGTATGCGCCAAGAGGGGCATTCATTTGCATACATGGCTCAGACCTTTGGCTATTCCGAAACCTATATGCGAAAGCTCTTTGACCAAGGGCTAAAGAAGATCATAGCACCGGAAGCTGACAAGGTCCGAGTGCAAGAAGCTGAACGCCTTGACTACCTTCATGATAAGGCTATGCGCCTATTTGAGAAGGAATACCTCATGGTGAGCAGCGGCAAAGTGGTCTCCTACACCCGGGAGGTAGAAGGCGAGGACGGCGAGCTGGACGTTGAAAAGGTGCTGCTAAAAGATGTGGCCCCGAAACTGCAAGCGATGGATCGCATCCTCAAGATCATGGAGCGCCGTGCTAAATTGCTTGGGCTGGATATGCCGACTAAGATTGCTCCTACAGACCCAAGCGGAGAGAAAGCCTTTGAAATCATCCTGACCCCTCAGGATGAAGCATTATGAACCTCAAGCTGGTGACCCCTCCCCAGAAGATTGATATAGCTACTGCACTGAGGAACTTAGCCAGCCAAATAGAAAACGGTGAATTTGGGGAGCCCTCCAGCATGGTATGGGTTTTAGAAGTTGGTAGTGAACTGCATGTTGGTAGCACCGACTTGAGTGCTTACTCTGAGCACCATGCCCATTTCATACTAGCTAAAGCTCAGCGGAATCTAGAACATGGAGAATGAGGAAAAGCCTTTTGAGCTAACTGATAAGCAGAAAGAAGCTCTAGACCATGCCAGTAGCGAAGCTGTCCATGTAATGCTGTTCGGCGGTAGCCGCTCTGGTAAAACCTTCCTTCATGTACGCAACATAGTAATGCGCGGACTTAAGGCTCCAGGTAGCCGCCACCTAATAGTTCGATTCCGCTTTAACCACATCAAGAGCTCTATCATCTTCGGAACCTTCCCGGATGTTATGAAGAAAGCCTTCCCAGATATCCCTTGGAAATTAAACAAATCTGATTGGTATGTAACTATTAATCCCGGCACTAACCATGAATTCGAAATATGGTTCGGGGGCCTGGATGATAAAGAGCGTACTGAAAAGATTCTGGGCAATGAATACGCCACTATATACCTTAATGAATGTAGCCAGATTCCGGTTGGGAGCCGGAATATTGTGGTTACCCGACTGGCCCAACTGGTTAAATGTTTAATCAAAGGTCGAAGCGATATTTATCTTAAGCCGCGCATGTTTTATGACTGCAACCCGCCTAGTAAAGCTCATTGGACTTATCTACTCTTTATTAAGAAGCTAGACCCGGAAACTAAGCAACCCGTGCCAGATCCTCAAAATTACGTTAGTTTCCAGATGAATCCAATGGATAACGCTGAGAACCTAGCCGCTGGCTATCTGGATACTTTAATGGGTATGAGTGCTCGCATGCAGAAGCGTTTCCTTAAGGGGGAGTTTGCAGACGCTACACCGAATGCCTTATTTCCGGATGAGACTATTGACCGCTGGCGTAACTTGGACGGCAAACTGCCAGACTTTGTTCGGGTTGCCGTAGGGGTTGACCCATCCGGTTCCGGAGATGAAGATAACGCCGATAACGATGAAATTGGTATTATAGTGGCAGCACTGGGCACAGATGGAAATTGTTATGTGCTAGAAGATTGCACAGTAAAAGCTGGCCCTGCTACTTGGGGCAAGGTAGCAACCGGGGCTTTTGACCGTCACTCAGCCGATATAGTAGTAGGTGAGGTTAACTTCGGTGGGGCGATGGTTAAGCATACTATCCAAGTGGCCCGCCCAAGGACGCCATTCTTAAGCGTTACCGCTTCTAGAGGTAAGGTAGCTAGGGCTGAGCCTATCTCTGCTTTGTACGAAGCAGGGAAGATTCGACACGTAGGGTATTTTAGCGAGCTAGAAGAGGAGATGAGCGCCTTCTCCACTGTTGGTTACTTGGGGGATGACAGCCCTAACCGGGCCGATGCTTTGATATGGGTGCTTAGCGCTTTATTTCCTGCTATCCTAAATAGCAATTCAAAAAGATCCCAAGCGGTTAAGCCTGTCCCGACCGTTAACCATTTTGGTAAGAGATAATGGCGAGAAAAACAAAAGAGCAAATACTAGCAGGGGTCCACTCAGATGCCATATCTGAGTTTGACCGCATTCAAGAGTCTATTAAAGATGAACGGATGCAATGTTTGCAGGATCGCCGTTTCTATTCTATTACCGGGGCGCAATGGGAAGGGGACTTAGGCGCTCAATTCGAAAACAAACCCAGATTCGAAGTCAACAAAATACACCTCTCTGTTATCCGCATCATTAATGAATATCGCAATAACCGTATTACTGTCAACTTCCTAAGCAAGGAAGGGGTGGAGGATGATGACCTAGCAGATACTTGCGATGGCTTATACCGCGCCGATGAAGAGGACTCCGGAGCTGAAGAGGCATATGATAACGCTTTCGAGGAAGCCGTAGCCGGTGGCTTTGGAGCTTGGCGACTTCGCACTGAATATGAAGACGAGGAAGACCCAGAGGATGAGCGGCAACGTATTTGCATTGAACCAATCTTTGATGCAGATAGCTCTGTTTTCTTCGATTTAAGCGCAAAGCGGCAAGATAAAGCGGATGCTCGTAAGTGCTTTGTTCTAACTAGCATGGCTAAACAGGATTACATTGAAGAGTATGATGACGATCCTGACTCTTGGGATAAAGAAATCCAGCAAACAGTTTTTGACTGGTCTACCCCTGACGTGGTTTTTATAGCTGAGTATTACAAGGTTGAAGAAGCACGGGAGACTATCCATATTTGGGAAGGGCTGGATGGCTCAGAAGAGCGGATTACCGATGATGAACTTGATGATGACAAGCTGGAGCTGCTGCTGGCCACCGGCTCCAAAGAAGTCAGACAAAAGAAAATCCGAAGAAAGAAAATCCACAAGTACATAATGTCGGGTGGTGGGGTCCTGGAGGATTGCGGTTATATAGCTGGTTCTTGCATCCCGGTGGTACCAGTGTATGGTAAACGCTGGTTTGTAGATAACATTGAGCGCTGCATGGGACATGTTCGGCTAGCTAAAGATGCACAGCGCCTTAAGAATATGCAGCTGAGCAAGCTTGGCGAGATTAGTGCCTTCAGCTCAGTCGAAAAGCCATTGCTAACCCCCGAACAGGTTGCTGGCCACGAAACGATGTGGTCAGAAGACAACATCACCAATTACCCATATTTGCTTATCAACCCTATGACCGATGCTGCTGGCAATGATATTGTTAGTGGGCCTATAGGGTATACAAAGCCGCCTCAGATTCCTCCTGCTATGGCTGCACTGCTTCAGATTACTGAAGAGGATATGAAAGACCTCCTTGGTAATTCTCAAGGAGGGGATCAAATTGCTTCTAACATTGCTCAGGGGACCGTTGAGCTTATCCAGAATCGACTCGATATGCAGACCTACATCTACATGAGCAACATGGCTAAGGCTATGCGGCGATGCGGGGAGGTATGGTTAAGCATGGCTAAGGACGTCTTAGTCGAAGAAGGCCGAATTATGAAAGCTTTAGGACGAGATGGAGAGATGGACCGGGTGACTTTAATGCGCCCAATAGTCCAGAACTCTGGCGAAATTGAGTATGAAAACGACCTATCAAAGGCCAAATTTGATGTAGTGGTGGAGGTTGGCCCTTCCAGCTCTACTAAACGAGCTTCTACCGTGCGGGCTCTCACCAGCATGGCGGCTATTACCACCGACCCAGAAACAAAACAGGTTCTAGGTGCTATGGCATTGATGAACATGGAGGGTGAAGGTATTAGCGATGTCCGTTATTATTTCCGCAAGAAGCTGATCAAGATGGGGGTTATAGAGCCGACTGACCAAGAAGCTCAACAGCTAGCTGAAGAAGCACGGAACACCCCTCCTTCAGCTCAAGACGAATATTTGAGAGCTGCTGCTGAAAATGAGCAGCAGAAAGCAGTTAAAGCTCAAGCTGATACTATTAAGACCCAAGCTCAGACCGATCAAATTCGGGCAGAGACAGCTGAAACTATTACTGATATCGATACTAAAGAGCAAAAACAGGCGATGGAAGTTATTGAAAAGCTTGGTCCTCGGGTAACCCCGCCTAGTGTAACCGGGTCGCCAATAGAGGAATAGAATTTTGTTTAGGGGCTGAGCCCAAATCCGGCAACTAAATAAATATGCGGTATCCACCCAACCGCTTTAGTGGGTGTGTTAGTGACGGGAGTCTAGAATGACTAAAAAGGCAGAGGTGCAAGAAACCGAAGACGATATCATCGAAGAAGAAGTGGAAACCGAGGAGTCAGAAGAAATTGAATCTAAGGAAGAAGCTGAAGCAGAAGAATCTGAAGATCCAGAGAAAAAGCCTGAATCAGAAGATGAATCTGAAGATGATGACGATGAGGTAATTGTCACCATTGGGGACGAAGCGCCACCCCAAGAGGAAGAACAGGCTCAAGCCCCGGAATGGGTGCGGGAGTTGCGTAAAGCTCATCGGGAAACGCAGAAGGAGAACCGCGAGCTCCGGGATAAGCTGAAGGCTATGGAGAATCCAGAACCCAAAGCTGTCCAGGTAGGGCAAAAGCCCAAGCTCGAGGACTTTGACTACGACACCGAGAAATATGAGCAGGAGCTTACCGCTTGGTATGAGCGTAAGCGCAAAGCCGATGAAGCTTCAGCCCAGCAAAAAGCTGAGCAACAAAAAGCGGAAGAAGCTTGGCAGCAGAAACTCAACGAGTACGGTGAATCCAAAGCTAAGCTGAAGGTTAAAGACTTTGATGACGCCGAAGCTGTGGTTTTAGAGGCTTTTAGTCAAACCCAGCAAGGCATTGTAGTACAAGGTGCTGATAATTCAGCTTTGGTAATTTACGCACTTGGCAAAAACCCTGACCGAGCGAAAGAACTGGCTTCTATTAAGGATCCCGTTAAGTTCGCTTTTGCGGTCGCAAAACTTGAGAAGGATTTAAAAGTGAAAAATCGCAAAGCACCGCCACCGCCTGAAAAGAAAGTGGATGGAACTGGCCCAAAATCAGGGGCTGTTGACTCAACACTAGAGCGTCTCCGCGCCGAAGCGGCCAAAACTGGCAACTACGACAAGGTTATGGCCTACCGCCGTAAACAAAAGGCAAAAGGCTGACGCTCCGTAACTTAATTTAACTCTACGGAGATTTTATCGTGGCAAATGATTTTTCAAGTAAAATCGACATCTTCTTCGAAGAAGTCGTAGCCGGGTTCGAAGCCACTAATGTGTCGGCCAAGAACGTTTCTATGTACAAGCCGAAGGCTGGTGCTTTAGCTGAAGGCGGTCAGACCTTTTACCGCCCGATGCCTATGCTGACTGAGGTTGTTGATGGCCGCGACATGAGCGCTTCCTACAACGATCTGACTGAGCTCACTGTTCCTTCAACACTGACTGAATCGCATCTGCGAAATGTCCCGGTTTCTTTGACTGGCGTGGATCTGAATAACCCGCACATGATGAACAACATCGTGCAGGCTACCAATATCATGCTATCCAATAAACTGGATACCCTTGTTGCTGATTGCATCGCTACCTATGGCACTTTGGCCGTCATTAACAGCGGTAATATCGATACCTATGATGAGGCTGCTGAAGCTGATGCCCTGATGCTGGAGCAACAGGCTACCCGCGGTCAGCGCAATATGTTCCTCAACCCGCGCATGGCGAAAAACTTGGCTGGTAATCTGGCAAGCCGTGGTACGATGCAGGGCGCTCCTATGGATGCCTACACACGTTCCATGCTGCCTCCGATTGCCGGATTTGATACTTTCCGCGTTGATTACGGTAAGAGCATCGCTGGTTCGTCTGGTGCTGGCTACTTGGTGAATGGCGCAAACCAATACACTACTCCTGCTGCTCAGGATGGTAATGGCTTGCCGCAAGATAACCGTACCCAGACCCTCGCCGTCGACACGGGCGCTAATGCTGCGGTAGGGGATGTATTTACCATCGCTGGGGTTAATGCCGTGGGGCATATTAACAAGCAGGACACAGGCCAGCTGAAGACCTTCCGCATCCTTGCTATCAATGGTGCGAACTGGACTATTGCTCCGGCTATTATCCCTGCTGACGGTGCTGCTCAATCTCAGAAAGACTATGCCAACGTTACCACTACTCCAGCGGATAACGCAGCAATCAGCATTCTGAATACCACCACCAAGCCAGCTTCTGTGTTCTTTGAGAAGGACGCTGTGGAAATCATCCACGCCGACTTCAACACTGAGCCTTTTGAAGCTTCCGGCAAAAAGGTGCGTAAGGCAACTACCGACAGCGGCATCCAGATTGTCATGCTATCTGATAGCAACATTGACACGCTGGTGGCTAAATACCGTATGTTCGTTTGGGCCAACGCTGAGTTGCTCAATTACGAGCTTGGCGGTATTATGCTGGAAGGCCAAGTCTAATCCTGGTTTGATGATAGGGGGCTTCGGCCCCCTTGATTCATCTTAACAGAGGAAATTAACATGAAAAAACTCCCAACAATGGTATACCGCTTCCCCGGTAGCTCAGCATTAGGCTATAAGCATGACGGCGATCTGTATGACCACAAAGTGGTTGACCAGTATGCTGAGGAAGGCGACGAATCAGAATTGGATGCGGCTTTGGAAGACGGCTGGTTCGCTAGCCCTGCTGAAGCCAAAGCTGCTGCGCAAGCTGGTCAGGATGAGGATGATGAGGATCCGCCTACTATCGAAGAGCTTAAACAAAAGGCAGACGAACTAGGTATTGAATATACCTGGAATATTAAGCCTGAGACCCTTCTGGAGCGCATTAACGAAGCTCTGGCTGAGCAGGGGGCTTAACCATGAGCTGGACCAAGCGCCAATTCGTTGTACAAGCCTTTGAGGAGATTGGCTACGCCTCATATGTTTACGATTTAGAGCCGGAACAGCTTGAGTCAGCGATGCGACGCTTGGATGCTATGATGGCTACCTGGAATGGTAAAGGTATCCGGTTGGGCTACCCATTGCCATCGAGCCAAGAGCTGAGTAATTTGGATCAAAAAACGGAGGTCCCTGATTCCTCCAATGAAGCGATCTATTTGAATTTAGCTATTCGCATTGCTCCAACTGTTGGCAAAGCTGTTTCTATCGAAACAAAAGCCAGTGCTAAAGCAGCTTATAACCAGCTACTATCCCGAGCTACTAAACCTGTAGAGCAGCAGCTTCCGAATACCATGCCAGCGGGCTCAGGTAATAAAAAATACCGCTATGATCAGCCTTTCCTTAATCCGCCTAGTGACCCGCTTCTTGCTGGAGACGATGGCCCTATTGAGTTTGACTAGGAGACAGAGATGACTCAGATAAATAAACTTTCCGCGGTTGACTCAGTTCAAGCTGGGGACCAGATCCCAGTTTTCAGCACCGAAAATGGTGATGCTAGAAAAGCTGCCATGTCGGTCTTGCTTGCATTCATGCAAGCAAATCTCACTTTTCCCAGTTTTAGCGGGCAAGGTTCTTACACCACCCAATATTCATCGCCTTCTGCTACTGGTTTTAATATTGCTATCACAGACGGGGCGGAGGATAGCACTAACGTGCATTTGATTTTGACTCCGACTGCTGGGTATGCTGCTGGAACTATCACTTTGCCCCCTGTCGCCAGCCTTGTGGATAAACAGGAAGTCCTAGTTAATTGCACCCAGCAGGTAACGGCTTTAACCGTAGATGGAAATGGGGCGACTGCTGTAACGGGGGAACCTACTTCACTCGCCGCTGATGACTTCTTCCGCTTGAAGTATGACCTTCCTTCCCAAACTTGGTATCGAGTAGGCTAATATGCAGATTCCGGTTCTTAACGGCGTTTATACCGATGAGGGGCCTGACTTCAGGACTTCCTATCCGAGGAATATGATCCCTGTCCCTAAGCAGCAAGGGATTAGTAATGGCTATTTGAGGCCAGCTGAAGGAATCATTGAATCAGTAGTAGGCCCCGGTAACGATCGTGGAGCAATTAACTGGAATGGAGAGCATTACCGCGTTTTAGGAACTAAATTAGTCAGGGTAGGAGAAAGCGGAAGCTTAACTGAATTAGGGGATATTCCTGGAGCTGGGTTAGTCACATTTGATTATTCTTTTGACTATCTTGGCATAACCGCGGATAATAGTTTATACTTATTTGATGGTTTTGCTATTCAGCAGGTAACCGATACCGATTTAGGAAAAGTGGTTGATCATATTTGGGTGGATGGATACTTTATGACAACAGATGGGGAGTACCTAGTTGTCACTGAGCTTGATGACCCTTTTTCTGTTTTGCCTACTAAGTATGGATCTTCCGAGGCTGACCCCGACCCGATAGTTGCTTTAGTAAAACTTCGAAATGAGCCTTATGCTCTTAACCGGTATACTATTGAAGTCTTTGACAACGTAGGGGGCTCAGGTTTTCCCTTTCAGAGGATTGATGGAGCTCAAATTCAGCGGGGGGCTATAGGAACCCATGCTTGTTGTGTATTCTTAGAGAGCGTTGCTTTTGTGGGTGGCGGGCGTAATGAACCAGTAGCGGTTTGGCTTGCTGCGAGCGGAAGTAGCGCAAAAATTTCATCGCGTGAAATAGATCAAATTTTATCAAACTACTCAGAAGATATTTTGGCTACTATTTTAGTAGAAGCTCGGGTTGATAAAGGGCACCAATTTCTGATGATCCATCTCCCGGACCAAACTATTGTGTATGATGCAACTGCTTCTCAGGTACTAGGGCAGCAGGTTTGGTTTATTCTTTCGTCTGGAATTGAAAAAAGTATTTACTTAGCTCGGCATCTCGTATGGTGCCATAACAAGTGGTGGGTCGGGGATCCTCAATCAGGCAAGGTTGGCTATCTCACAGAGCTAACATCAGAACACTGGGGCCAGTTAATAGGTTGGGAATTTGGAACAATGATTGCCTATAACGAAGGGCGCGGTGCAATTTTCCATGAGCTCGAGCTTGTTTGTTTAACGGGACGCCAAGCCTTTGGTGCAGACCCTAGAATAGCTACGCAATACTCTGTAGACGGCGAGACCTGGTCTATGCCGAAATACATTCGATCAGGTAAAACGGGCCAACGCAATAAACGGTTAGTTTGGCTTAATCAAGGTAACATGAGAAATTGGAGGGTTCAGCGTTTTAATGGAACCAGCGATGCTCACTTAGCGATAGTGAGGCTTGAAGCTAGAATTGAGCCATTGGGGGTCTAAATAATGGCTGAGAATGATCCTCGCCCTTTAACAAGAGCTGAGCTAGCTCAGTTTTTACCCAATCAGCGGGCTATACGAGCTTTTGAAAAACTATTCGATTTAATCCCTCCAGATTTAATTGATTTAGATGATAGATTAAGCTTATTAGAAAATCCGGTAGTTCATTCTACCAATACTGATTTAACGCTAACCACAGAAGCCTACGTGGTCAAGGTTA